ATAGTAAAAAGAAAAAGGGGACCGAAGTCCCCTTTCTCACATAAGTCTCAACTATTATGCGTCGAGCGTAATAGCACAAGCAGTAATGTTTGCGTCAACGTAGTCACCAGTGACATCGTCAGCAACAAGCAAAACAGCTTCTTTGCTAAAAGCAATAGCCTCACCAATAGACTTCATAACGGTCTTCTCGGTATCAGCAGTAATAGTCAAAGCAACGCTATCAATAGATGCGGCCTGTCCGACCCCAAGAGATCCTGGAGCAAACTTGAAGACAAGGGCGCCGTCACCAGCACATGTCAAAGATTGAATGTTTGACACTGGGTACAACGCCGCGTCATCAGCGGCATCAATAAACTGTACAAATTTTGCGGCCATATTTTCTAAGTTTTTTTAGTTCAACAATTAGCCCTTGATCAAAACGTGCTGGTTAGCAGCGCGGGTGCAGAGAGCAATCTCTGAACGGTAGTGGAACGTTGCCGTATCTCTACCTGCATCACCGTTGTTGTTGTGTCCGAGGACACCGCCACCAGTCACCCAGTGCTCCATCTCACGAGAGTAGCCATTTGCTTCCTTGTAGTACATAGCGAGTGCAGGAGCCTTAGCACCTGAACGAGCATCAGTAACATTGCTCAAAGGAATCATAGCCCCCTGCAAGTAGTTGGTAGCACCCAAGAGCGTAGGATCGTTCAAGAGCTTCCAGTCGTGCTTGTGGAAAGTGTAACCACCTCTAGTGAACGACTTAAAGCCAAGCTTCACAGCCATGTCAGCGTCGTTGTTGAACGCACCGAACTGACCAGCCAAACCTGCGGTCACGCCCGTAGCGATACCAGAAGCCAACATGTCGTCGACGGCGAGGTCCTGCTTTCTGTTCAAGTACATAGCGTATTCAGAAGGAGCACCTTGCTTGTCGAGCTGCAAGATCAAGTCGTCGAACTCAGCAAAGCTATCCATAGGGTTAGCGTTTGCGTTAGAAACGACGATACCTCTGCTCTCGACAGCCTGAACGTAACCCTCAGAGCCGAGGCCAGTTTCAGCAGCAGCGTTGTATGCAGAAGAATCGGTGCCTGCTGCGACAACGTCTGCAGCGATTGACTTCTCTGCAAACAAGAGCATCATTTCACGACGGTCTTCAAAGCGCTTACGAGCCTCTTGCTCACCGTACATGAACCAGCGGTATTCACCGCCACCCATGTTAACCCAGCCGATATTGGTTGCCTGAGAACCGTTTACTTCGTAACGATCCTTAACAATCATGAATGGGTTGGTGCGCTTAACGACATCAGCGTCCTGGAAGTGCGTGGGCTGATCTGTTCCCTGACCGTAGAGGTTACCGAGAATGATAAAGTCTCTGGTTGAAGTTGCGTTGGCAATAGCATCGCCTCCGTCCAACGTAGCAACGACTGCAGTAGTCAAAGACGAGTCGTCTGGAGTGGCTTGACCCATTGACTTTACAATGTATCTCGTGCCGTCAGAGCTGTCCATGAGGACGTCGTTTGCACCAAAAGGAACACCGTTTGTGGTGTCAGCTGCAAAAGTAATTGTGGTCTGGTCTCCAGCCTTAGAGCTAGTCTGGGTCACGGAGATCGTTCTGTGACGTCTACCAGCCTCCCACCAGTCGATCTGGTCGTTTGTACCAGCGCCCTTCACGGCACCGACGAGGTTCAAAAAGCCAGTAATGCCTTGGTCGCCGTAAGACTGAACCAAGTCAGGAAGGACAAAGTCCTTGTTGGTCTTAACCAACTGGTTAAGAGTAGTGTAAGTTTCGGGCGACAGCCTCAGATTTGCTGGCGCCTGATCCAGCGAAGTGGTCGCTGGTCCTCCAATAGTAGCCATAGCTAATTATTTTAGATGTTGAATGTTAGAGTATTCGATTGTCTACTCATAATGTTTTTTACCTGCTCGCCAAGCGGGTTTGATTCATTCATGCTTCCAGAGTTTGGCTGGACTGTACCTACGTTAGCTGCCTTGTTTACAAGACCGCGTTGCCCGTCACCACGACCCTTGTTGTACGCAGCGCGAACAATGGTGTCAATGTTGTCGAGAACTGCCATCTGTGTAGCCAGCCCGTCGTAGTCAAAGCTCCCGTCCTCTCTAAAGAAAGGATCAAAGAACTCGTCAAGTCTAGCGCCTCTTTCCATCATGGATCGGCGATACTGATCATTCAGGCCAAAAGTCATGTTGCTACCGTCTCCCAGGTCAAACTCCAACCCTTCGACTGCTTCAAACTCTTGTGCCATGTTATTGATCCACTGCTGATCGAACAGGGGTTCCTCTGAAGATTCATTTTGAACGGGCGCAGCGTATTGATTTCTAATCTCCTGAATCTCTTCGCGTGCCTGCTCGGCATCAATCCTAAGGCGGAGAGCAGCAAGTCTTGCTGTCTCTTCCCCGTACTTCTCAGCATCTATTTTATAATTATCTCCTACGAGCATATCGATCTCCTGCGGTGACAGGTTTTTATAACCTGCAGCCGCAGCCACCTTTACAGCGGTGAGATCGTCCATCGCCTCGGGATTCAACGTCTGATATCTAAACCAATCTTGTGGCGTTCGTCCTGTCTCTTGGACGAAGCGGTTGATTGCGTCGACACTTTCGTTGACCTGAGGTTGATTGAAATCCTCGAAAGAGTTTACTTGTCTACCAAGCTTTTTGCTCATGTATTGAAGAACCTCGCCGTCCAGGTCTCTCTGCGTGTACTCATCCTGCTGGCGCTGAGGTTCCGTATAGCTCTCAACCATAGCATCGAACTGCGGCTGATCTTGGACTGGAGCTGACTCCTGAGCTGGGGCGGGCTCTGGGTCTACATAAGGTGTAGACTCAGGGACCGACTGAGGTTCAGGCGTCGACTCTTGAACAGGTTCTGGAGCGCTCTGTTGAGCGTCCTGGGCCATAGATGCAGCAAGGTCTTCGGGATTGTCGAAGACCTGCGGGGTGGGAGTGTTATTCTCTTCCATTGTATTTAAGTGTTATTAATTATCCTGCGTATGCGAAACCCGTAAAGGTTCCGTCAGACTTGACCGACGCAAATCGACCATACACGGTTTGGCCCGCGATCATGGCGATGTCGGTCTCCACAGAGTCTATTCTCTGATAGAATCCGTCGGGTGTCATTGAGGCGTTGTCTGCAAATGCCTCGCCCGTATCTGGGTCGATGTAGTTTTGAAACACATCTGAGGCATCAGTAACGTCAACGTACTCGTAAACGCCACCCCCCTTGACCTTAACGGTTCCAGCGACGGTGCATGTGATTGCAAAAAAGTGATCCGCATTCTTCGGGCCCGCGTTTACGTCTGTAGTAGTGGCACTAATCAGGTATGTATTCGTGGGTAGGGTTGATGATGGGTGTGCCATTATCCGAGAGTGTTAGATGGATCGTCGTTTCCGAAGACTCCGTATTCAACAAGTTGATTTGTTTTAGTGGCGTAAACCTTAAATGTCTTATCCACCGCAACAGGGATAAAGGCAAACTGCCCGCCACCAATCTTCGCCACAGAGGCATCAGAGTCTGTGTCGTTGTACACGTAAACAAAATCCTCAAGATCAGCAGCCAAGTTTCTTACGAACACGTAAGCTGAAACCGTCTTGTCGTCCGCCTTGTATACAGTAACTCCACTGCCAGCACCAGATGTAGCTGCGACCTTGGCGCGAATAATCGTACCAGAGTCTACGGTAAGCGATGTAGAGGCGCTCAACGCAACAGTGGTGCTAAGAACGTCAGGACTGCTGACGCCCAATGTTACGTTTACTGTGGCCATTACGATTCGTAGATAACCGCGTACTCGACAACCATGTCGCTTGATACGCTAGGTGTGATCTTAATGTCTTGGTCTCCGTTGAAAGGCAAGAGAGCCCAGTCTCCAGCGTAGAGTCTACCGAGTAACTGAGATTCGATGGTAACGATGATGTTTTCTGTAGCTACACTACTTGTGTTCTTGATGTACACTTTGTGAGCTTTGTCATCAGCGTAGTCGCCCTTAGCGATAAGAGTCTGAATGCTTGATGTTGCGAACGTCTTTCTAGCTACACCTGTAAACTGATCGAGACCAGTAAGTGTGCCTGCCTTTGTCAAGGTAGCGGTGGTGCTGAGGGAAAGAGCGTCTCCAGTAAGATCTGAGCTTGAGAGCGTCAGGGTTGCGGTTGTAGTAGCCATTTTTGTGTTGTGTTATTTCTGCAAATATAGTAATTATCTGTAACGCGAAGTTTTCTTTGCTATAGACTTGGGCTGCTTAACGAACTGCTTCTTGCCTTTCGCTTTCGCCCTGTTGGTAGCAGCCTTTTCCCCTTTGCTCAAAGCGTCCCACGCAGCCTTAGGTAGATAGCGCCTTTTGCCAGAAGACTTGACCTCCTTGGAGCTGCCGCGTTTTTTGTTCGCGTGAGTTCCAGAGGTCATCCATTTCTGGCTGCCCCAATCCTTCAGAGACTTCTGTGACTTCTTGAGCTTGGGCATTAGTCCTTGTATCCGCCTCCAGCTTTCTTGTATGCAGATGCAAGCATCTGGGCTTTGCGTGCAGACCACTGCCCAGGTCTGCCGCCCTTACTGCCAGCTTTAATCCTATTGAATATGCGCTTACGCATTCCAGGCTTGGTGTAGTTGCCTGCCTCGTTGACTCGACTCTTGGTCTTGCCACCCTTCTTCATATTCATCAGCTCTGAAATATTACTTGCTTCTGAGGCCTTAATCATTTCTCGTTCTTTTTTAGAGGGCTGGAAGCTTGTAATACTATGATCAGCAAACTTCACAGTTTTAACCTCTCCGCCGTTCTGCATCTTAACCTTACCTTTCTTTTTTGAGCCTTTCTTGAGCCTACCCTTGAGCACATCAGCAAAGGTGACTTTACCGTCACCAGTGAGATCTGGAAATTTCTTTTTACTTTTTGCCATGAGTTATAGTTTTGAACTGGGCCTTAGCTACGGCGCCAGGATGAGGTTTGTATTCTCCCTTCATCAGATAGTATCTACCACCCTCCTCCATCCAGTGATATCCCTTCGGGGGGTCTACTGATATTTTTTTCTTTAGAACTTTCATCACCACTTGACTTTGTTAGCCCAATATGCTGCGCTAGTTGGACCCTTTGCGATATTCTTTCTGTGACGAGCCTTAAATGATTTACGCTTAGCCTTCATTTTGGCAGACTCACCAGCCTTTGGCTTCCCAGCCGTGCTGGCTCCACGCTCACCGAAACGGATAATTTTAATCTTGCCGTCTTTTCTGACAGCAACCACATGGGACTTTTTCCCCTTGGGGGATCTCTTGGGCTTGTTGAGCCCAGAGAGTCCATACTTCTTCAGTTTATCCTTGAGGCTCTGCTTGCTCATTAGCTTCTAGTTGTTTGTCTTGTCTTTCTGATTTGTTCTGCTCCTTCATGACTTCGATCTTCTCCTTGAAGTTCTGATCATCCTCACGGAAGCCAAGAGTGGCTTGAGCCTTAATAGTCTCAAGCTCTTTATTCATCTCGTGCTTAGCCTGCAAAAGCTGCATCTCGTATTGATGCTTCATTTGCATCTCCTGTTGTTTAACCTGTGCTTCCAGCTGAGTCTGCTGTTGAGCAGCCTGAGCGGCTTGCTGCTGAGCCTGCATCGCGGACTGAGATTGAGTCTGAGAATTTTGAGCAGCTTGTTCTTGCTGAGCCTTCATTCTCTTCTTCCTACGGAGAACCAAAAGTCTTTCAGCCTGATTGATATCCTTCATGTTCCTGACAGCCATAGCGTCCTCAAGATCAATCTGCCCTTGCTGAATAGCCATCTGAATGTTCTGCTCGAGATACTCCTTGTCTTTGTCCTCCATGTCCCGAACAACCATGACGCCAAAGTTGTACATGGGAAGATCCTTAAATGAATTAAGAACTCCCATGTTGGACTCGCCTATCGCATTTGAATATATGGTGTAGAGGACCGAATCTTCTGGAACGATCTGAATGCACTTGACGACATCCTGACAAACTCTCTTGTACAGAGACAAAGAGGCATTCGTGATGTCGTGAATAGCATTGTTGCCTTGATGAAGTGCAATCTGCTGAACCCCTACAAGAGCATCTCCCTTGGGGGTGGTGCCATCCATCTGTTCGTTGATCCCTGTTGTGTCCCTAATCAACTGCATGTAATGATTGTACAAGGCAATCATTTCGTTGATATTTCGAATAGCGTTTGGAATCTGCTGAATCGGTGGTCCTGCTGGGGCGCCCTCTGGTGTCTTGCTTCTGTAGTAGAAAACACCCGTCTGCTCGTAGATATCGTGCAGCTCAAGAGGCTGAAGCTCTCCACCCTTTCCGAGCTGTACATTTTCCAGCCCCTCGATGTCAATGATCAATCCGTCAGGCTTAGCCTTAGCCACGGCTTGCTGGATCTTCAGGTGCGTAAGCTGAAGCATATCCGCAAAGCCCGTGCAGCTCTCAACCATAGACTTCGGAATCATTCTCCGAATGTTGGTTGCAGCCACAGAGTAAGACATTCTTGCCTTGCTAATGTCGTGAATGTTTTTCGGGACATTTTTCATTGGCCCATAGTCAAACACCTTGTCGGTCCCAATGATGTACTTACCCCCATAAACAGAGGCAACCTCCATTTTGTGAGGAGTTCTCTCGAACACAGAGTTCTTGCGCTCTTTGTACTCATACCCCTTCATGTAGAAGTTTGAGTTACCGTACTTGTTTTCCTTCTCCTCAAAGTAGATGCAGTCAACAGAGATGAACTCAAAAGAAAGAACATCAACCATGTAGTTGTCGTACCCGTATTCGGTACGCTGCATTCGCTCGTCGTATCGAGTTTTGTTGTATTCTGCAGGATTGTTTCCAGCGTTGGTCTTTACCTTTTCCGCAATCTCCTTGAAGTCCTCTTCACTGATCTGCCCACCAACTTGTCTTCTCAGTTCGCCTATGGATATTCTTTCTACGTGCCCAGCATAAACCAGGTCTCCAAAATTAGGATCTTCTGTGTAGCTATGCACGAAGTTGACAGGGTCAACATACTGAACATCAATACCGTAGGATGGATCGTTGTTTCTTTTTGTTACAGCGATACCCAGGGAGACAATGTCGTTGACACATCTCCTATATGTAGTGTCATTAAAGTTTGACCACTGCAGAGTCATGTTGGTTGCAATCTGCGCAGCAACCTCTGCGTCAGTCTTGATGTTTGTGTCCAAGAAGATTTCTGCCTCCTCAATAGACTCTGGAAGCTCACTAGGGTCCATGTCGAGCACAATACCCGTAGACTCCTTCAGGGTCATAAGGGCGCTTCTATTTTCAACCTGAACTCTTATCTTGTCTTTTCTCTTGTTCTTTTCGGAGGAAGACAGCGGGTCTACTGACTCAAGATTCGGGTATGGGTTTCGGGAGAGGATCTTGTTTGCAACCACCCGAACAAACTTCGGAAGTATGGGTACTGGAGTAAAGTCAAGGTTTAGCAAACTACCGTCACCTTTATTGGGTGACAGTGAGTTAAGCAACTGCTTGTAGATGGACGTATCCTGATTCCCGTTTGCGTAATCTCTGTTTCTCTCGAACACTTTATTACGCTTACCCATCAATGAGGTAGAGTCCGTTTGCTTCCCCCACTGAGAGTAAATTGCCTTAGCGTACTGCAAGCCATACTCCTTTGAAGACTTCTCCCCTCTATCTGCAAGCGGGTCTGGAAAGCTCCCCTTCTTGTTAATGTTGCCAGTACTATACATTTTTGCAAATATAATAAATCAGCCGATGGTCTTATATCTGCGGAAAAACACCTTTTCCGAATGGTTAGACTTTGGCTTTTGTTTTACTTTTTGGGCCGCCAACAAAGCTAAGCCAGAACTGATTGTCAAGTCATACTTAGTTCTGTCGTTGATCTTAAATCCTATCCAATCTTCTAGCGTCCTGTTAAAGTACATTTTCCCGTAGTCCCCAGTATCGTAGTGCTCGCCCACATGATCGTGGATGTAAGCCTCAATAGACTGAGCATGCGATTGTATAACGTCTTGAGAGTTTGAAGGTATCCCCTTAGTCTTCACGTTCACCCTAGAGTTGGCGCTTCTGAGATGAGCTGGTCTATTCATTAGATAGCCGTCGTAACCTCTTGACTCAAAGTATCTTACGATACCGTACTTATTGTTTTCCACGAGGAGTGGGTAACCGTAAAAGAATGCAGCCATCAACACGTCCTCGTAGAATATCTTAGCTAAGTCTGGACGTGAAGCATACTCCACAACAAACATGTTCGATGGATTGTCCATGTGGAACTTGTTGTACAGATGCAGGGCCCCCTTAGATCCCCTGCCGTCTACAGTAGCGTCGAGGTCATACGAGTCAACCCCGCCGCAACCCCTGTCTGCGAAGGGGGCGACGAGTTTACCTCTGTCTCTGCGTATGACGTTTCTCTGTTCCGAGGGTGGCATCCAGGCCACACGGAACCTACCGTTAGGGTCTGGGGAGAACACAACCTCCTTATCCTTTTCTTTCCATATGAAGTTTCCCTTCACTACTGGGTTGGGATATAGCTCGTCATTGTACTGTATCTGCTGATAGATCTTCCCTATGTTGAAGATGCTACCATCGATACTATCCCTAAAGGCCTCGTCCTCACTGAACGGAAACTGTCTGGTTGTCTCGTTCAGCTCCGACGGGTTGTCCTTCATGCTGTCGCGTTCATTCTTTAGGAACGTCTTCGCCCCTTGTACAATGCTATCGCCGTCAAGACCGTCCACAGGACTATCAGGATTGTCAATGATTGGTCGTCCGTGTACATCAAAAAAACCTTCTAATGATTCGTATGCTGGAATAAAAAGCCTATACAGGCCACTTCTCGTTCTGCCATTCGCGTTCCGATCCATCGGATCCGAATCCGCCCATAGGTCCTTGTATTCTTTTCCGCCCTTGTCCATCGGATTTACCGTGCTTCCGACTAGGGCCTTTCCGACGATTTTTCGACCGACGATCAAACACGTCCGTTGAATCCTCCAGGCGTCTCTTATGTCTGTAGGTCTTTCCCATTTACCTGCCTCATCTAGATAAAGTATGTGGAGCTTCTCTCCGTCATACGCATTGTTTGTGGTATTCTTCCAGTTGATTACCGTATTAAGAGCCTCGCCCTTCTGCGAAGTCTTATTATTCTTCGTGATTCTCTTACTCGGCTCGCGAAAAGCCAGCTCCATGCGTGGGTTTGTGGTACCATCTTGGATGGGTTTGAAGAAGAAGGGGTAATGCCTAAACATCTGCACAACCTTCTTCATGAATATATTCTCCTGGGCGTCCTTACCAGTCTTGGACTGTATGCCCATCAGCTTATCCTTTACCTGTGTGGCTTCGTCTAGCAGGACGGCAGAGCAGATATTTGTGTATCCACTCCGCCGACACTTAGTGTATAGCTGGCCCAAGCATCGGGGGTCCGCCTCACACGCTGCCATGTGCAGAAAGATGTCGCGTTGAAACTCAAGATACGAAGGATATCCTATATCGATCTTTGTCCACTGCAACATCATGTAGTGCCTACCTGTTATATACGTAGGCCTACCTGCATTAAAAAACCAAAAGCCCTCACGCCTACGGCGAAATTCCTCCTCGATATACGGAGAAAACTTTTGCCGAAACTCTCGGGGCATTTCCCCCCACTCATCCATACTCTTAATACGAGACAGTTCCTCAGGCATAGGAAGCCTTTGCCACATCTGCATGTGATCTGGCTTTCCATATCCTTCAATCTCTTTTTCGGGAGGCTGAGAGGGAAGCACAATGAGTAAGTCACCACGTTGAATACACGCACCTTGCGTACCGTTGGGGCAAATTGAGATAGCAGGGATATCATAGTCTTCTATGTCTACAAGGACGGACATTAGAACACCTGACCGAATCGGTTTCTCTTGAATGATGCCACGCCTGTCTTGGGGTTCTTAACCTCCATGTACTTACCGCATGGACATTTGATGTCGTGATAAGCGCCGTCGTTTCCAAACTTGATCGACACTCCACTCTTTTCTTCTTCGTGCTTTTCTTCGCACACACAAATGTATTCAGCCATTGCTTTTGAATTTTGTACGCCCGCCAGGATTCGAACCTGGGACCGTCTGCTTAGAAGGCAGATGCTCTATCCAGCTGAGCTACGAGCGCATAGTTGGGGCGGCGGGGCTTGAACCCGCGACTTCCTGTGTATAAGACAGACGCTCTAACCAACTGAACTACGCCCCAGTTTGATTGCCCCATTTGCGTAGGGGGCCGTCTGACGAAACCAACTTAGCTTTCGTCGTTCCAGGATTCCTCCCAGAACTTGTGATCTAAATCTCTTCTTGCCTTTTCATATCTGTAAATTAAATCTTGCCAATCACTTAGAGAATCTTTCAGCGAAACCTCCGCTGTAGTCTTTGGCTTCTTCGATCCCTCCATTTGTCTGTAGGTCTTTGATCATTTGTTCTAGACGCTGGCGCTCTACCAACAACTCCTTGCAATCTGTAGCGGTTTGCTTGATGGCAGTAAGCTCCGCCTTACGTGCGCTCCCGTTGATCTCTGGATCAACAGGCTTCTTGACTTCGTCGATCATGTTGTTGATGGCAACCTCCATCGACCTCATGAGTCGCTCGGCAGCCTCAATCGTTGTGAACTTCTTCTTCGACATAGAGTAGGTCTTCTGCGCGTGTTCTGTAGTATGGCTTGTCGTCGATAAAGATCTTGTAGTCCATATCCTTCTTGATGCCTACAACGTCTCCGACCTTTAGCCCAAGCTCCTCAATCCACGGGGCAGTAAAGGCCACTCGAGCCTTAGTCACCTGAGACTCTTCCAGCTTCACGACCTCGATAAGGTCGCTCTGCTCTCCTGCGTCTATCTCCTCAACATGCTCGAGAAGGGCCCAGCCACCCAGAGGTCTTATCTTCCCTGTGTCTTTGCACTTGTACGCTATGGCTTGATTGTTTACAGTATGCTCTGGATCGTACCTAACAAGGAAATGCTTGTCCACGCCTGTGAGAACTTGACCCTCATTAAGAACCACAAGGTGATGGAAGTACAGGGTGTCGCCTTCTTTGACGCCAGTATTGTATCGGAGTGGTGAGCATACCACAGGACCGTCGGTTACTCTGTGCTCAAAGTCTTTGAACTTAGAGTCTACGTAGAGTTCGAAACCGCTGTCCGTCTTGATAGTGTCCTTGAGTTGTTTTTCCAACTCAACGACAAACAGCTCCAAGGTTTTCATGAATTAAAAATTACAGTCGTACTCAATTATGCACGGCATCTCGTCTACAGATTTCCATAGCACTTGGCTACCGTCCTGCTGTAAATATACAAGATATCTCTTACGACTGTATCTAATTAGGTGTTCTTCGTCCATGACAATAGCGCTAACCTCACCGCCTCCCGCTCTCATCCCAACAAAGTACGCCATGGCATCCTTGGGATCTCTCCCAATGATTATCTTTCTGATAAGGCCCATATTGAATTTTAGTTCAAAGATATGCCCAATCCATCAAATAGATCTCCGAAGTCCAGGCCCTTGTCTATATCTTTGTTTTCTTTCCAGGTCTCTGTGGCAAAGTCGATGAGAGTATTTAACTCCAGCTCATCGTGCATGTTGTGAGAGTATATTGCCTTCATGCGGGACTTATCCTCTTCGTCATCCAGGGGGTCAAGCACACCGACCACCATCATGGACAAAACCTTATCTCTCAAATCATATTGGTCAATCAAGAGCTCTAACTCGATTGCCAACCTGTGAACCTCCATCAAAAATTCGTCTTCCCTCATAACAGTTCTTTTAATATGCCAAAAAGCAAAGTTCCCAAGAAACGGATGTTCCGTGACTTTAGTCGACAAGATAAGAAGTATATCAAGAGGAACAATCTCAAGAGGCTCAAGCAGATGAGACAGAGGGTCAGGTCACAATGGGAGATTTCTTTCTCAGACCTAGAGTTCCTTCTTTGGGCGTATGATCTTCAATTCTTTACGATAGACTACGCGGCGCAGGATCTCGAGATGAATAAAACAAACTTGTCCAACAGAGTTATCTACCCGCTTCAAAGAGCTGGATATCTATACAAGCACTTCGACAAGCTAACTCCTTCAGATACGTACGAGGATCATCTATTTCGAGATGAGACGAAGTACAACTACAGGGTTAGGTACGGTATGACTCAGAAGGCTAGACTTCTCGTGCAAAAGTTTTATCGAGAACTCGAAGCTTAATTCGCTGTTATTTATTCTTCGTAGCTCTTGTAAGCCTCAAAATCAACCCACCAGTCTCCGCTTGGGTCGTTAAGAACAGCTAAAATTTCTTCGTGAGTATAAGTGGTCAAAGAAGATGCACCGTATGGTGTTGGTCCATCCCACCTAAGTAAACACTTGTCTGTGTTTCTTACTGTCTTTCTCAGGGCATCTACAGAGCCGTCAACACTTTCGTTTGCCGTTCTCGTAAGGACATCAGCTGTATCTATAATTGCGTACTTTCTCATGATGGCACATCAGTTGTAAAGGTTGCTCCCGTAACGGTCAAGTTGTTGCTGTTGCTGCTTGAGTCGTCTCCGTTATCTTCAAGTCTCCAGTAACCGACCAATCCAGACCTGGATGACTCATCTGCAGGAACTCTACTGTTGTAGATTGCTGACACGTCAGAAGAGCTCAACACGGAAGTGTACATGGAAATTTCATCATACTCAACTTGGTGAAACGTATCAGAACCCAAGTTAAAGGTAGATGAACCGAGAGCTAAATCACCAAGATCTACACCACTGAAATCAACTCCGTTTGAAGTGTTTGAAGTGTATGAGAGCTCTGAGCCGTTGACATAAAGCTTATTTGTTCGAGAACTTGCTCCAGCATCAGAGGTCAACACGAAGTGATGCCACACATTATCGGCAACAGAGCTGCGTAGATCGTCACTTGTTGAGATGGAGACATAGAAGGTAGAGCCAGTGTTTCCAAATAGCACTTGTAGGCGACCAGGTGAAGAATTGCTGTCGCCATTAGCAGAAAAATACAGACTTTGAAGACCTCCTGCAAAAAAGATAGAACTAATAAAAAACGGTTCAGTACCACTTGAAGCAGGGAAGAAGTTGGCCTTTTTTACCCACCATGATATACTAAAGTCACCTGCGCCAATAAGACCAGGTATAGTTGCGTTTGATGCCCAACGAGCCACGTCATTGGTTCCATCAAAGCTCAATGACTTTGTGTTGGAGAAAGCAGCTCCTCTTTCTAGAGCAGCGCTTTCTGTGGTTGACGAAACCGCACTTAATCCTAGCCCTAGCATGTCAGAGAGACTTATACATTACTTCGTAGTAAACCTTTCCATTATCATCCCTGCAAGCTCGTAGGCACCTCTTCCGATTATGACCATCATAAACGTAACTAACGTGAACCCAATTTGGATTGTCTTCATCACCAAACTCCCAAACGATTTGATCAAACTCAAGGTTTTCTCGAATGTAGTTGAAGAGGTCAGCGTTTGATATGCCTCCGAATACGTCGCAGTCCAGATCGAGTGCGCGTCCTTCCATGTGCTGGCTACGCTTCGCCCCACCGATTGCACGGTTGAGCTCAGGTCCACGATAGCCTGACGACACATATATAGGAACTCCGAAATGGTCGCGACAAGGTTGGAAGATGTTTTCCGCAATAGCCTTGAGATTTTCTGTAGCCCACTCATCTGGTGTGTTGTTGATGCCAAGTCTTTTTGCAGTGTCGCTTTTTGTGCATTCTGCAAGAGACAGATTCTTAGATAGTTTCATGTCGGTTAACGAATTTTTACGATCCAGGATTTGGAGGGAATAGATTTTTCTCCATACAATGAGATCAGCAAACAGCTCAAAGTTACGAAATCTAATTCAACCCATCTAATACAAGTAAGATGAAAAATGCAATGATGGTGGCAACCTTATGCACCCTGACAATCACCTCAGCAGCTCAGGTGTTTGACAACATGACGATCGACAGCATCGCCTCTGGATTGCGTCCGATCGATAACAGAGTGGCACTTGACATGCCAATCGTTATCTCCATGGACCCACAGGGAGACGTTAGCGGCAAGTTTCTTTTTGTCGGGACTATCTACGACCGACACACAGACATTGATGTGACTGGCTACAATGAAGAGACCGAGTTTAGAGATCTGGGATACGCCGTGTACGATCAGCTTAACGTTGGTGAGTCAGCAACATTCTTTGAAGAGCGATGCTTCACCTTCCAGTACATGGATCTTTTGGGTGACATCGGAAACGCAACAACCCTGTGCATCACTCAAGACCTTGTAGACTACCTCATCGAGAACGGTGACGCTCACGTAGAAGATGGTACGGTTGTATCCGATCGACCTCTACGAACCGAAAGAGGGTACGACACTACAGTCCACCTAAGCTGGATCGAAAATGCCGAATAAAGAAAAGGCCCCGAAAGGGGCCTTTTTTATTTCTGGTTAAAAGGGAATTACATTCCTCCTCGACCACCTCCCTGTCCTCCAAGGAGTTGACTCATCATGAAGGCTTCTTGCTTTGGTCTTTTGGTTTTGCTATCCATCTGAGCAACGAACATACCTGGACCTCTTTCTGGCCCGTACTTTTGAATGTACTCGTCCATCAGACCAACGAAAGGACCTTGCGCATCTTCAAGGCTTTGAACAAAGGCCGCATGGTGCGCCTTTTGAGTCTCATCTCTGTCATATACCTTATCTCCAAATCCTGCTCGGCCCGCAGAGTCAGCGCCTCGGCCCATGGAGGCTCCAAAGTATTCGTCTACAAATGATGAAGAAGCGCGCTGATATGGGTCGAGCGAGGCGCCTGACAGCCCTGAGAAACCTTGATCACGCAGAATGTCGGCCCCTGACATCACGGGCTCCATTCCTATAATTTTTTCCCCCTTTTTATCTCGCTTGACCTTGAAGCCAAGTCCAGACATATATTCGCCATAGCGATCCTCCCCAAGCTGCGCCCTTAATTCCCTCAAGTCGCCAAGAGGTGCGTACTGATCGTCACCTTGCCTCAGGAAGAATTGATGTGAGCCTGGACCCTCCGTACCCGCGAGCAATCTGATGTTAGCGATGTCGTCTATTGTAGGATTCTTGCTGCCACCCTGTGCATAGATGTTTGGCATACCTCCGCGCTTCATGAGTTTGACGCCCTTTCGAGGAGATTGACCTCCAGCAAACATAGATCCTTTAGATCCGCCTGTTCCGCCTCCAAGGATATCAATCAAATATTCAGATTGCTTTTTGCGCATCGATGGTGCATCAAATTGTGAAAGGCTAAGAGCTCCGCCTGTCTGTTCGCTTACGCCTGGAGCCATGGCGTCGTAGAACTCCTGGTAGCGCTCGCTTTGAAGCGAACTTCTCTCACGCGGGTCTGCCCCGTAAAACTCGTCTGTAAAAGCCATCGCCGCCCGCTCGTAAGGATCCATGTCCCTCACCAGCTTCATCTGATCCAATCCAATGATGTTTCCTTGCTTATCTGTCTTTGGGGTCATACCGATTGACATCATGTACTCGAAAAATCGATCATCCCCAAGCATATCCTTCAAGGCCTGGTTGCCCGTTGCAATAGGCGTATATTGATCATCACCCTCCCTCAGGTAAAATTCAGTCGTGGGGACTCCGCTCTCGGTATCAAAGTTTTGAAGAAGGCGGATGTTTGCCAGGTCGTGGACGATCGGGGTTTTGGTACCGCCTTGGGCGTAGACCTTTGGCATGCCCCCTCTCTTCATGAGCTTGATGCCTCCTGCGGCGCGCATTCTAGGCGAGCCATATCCTCCCGCCGCCATTGAGTGTTTCATAGAGTTTTTGTTTGTAGTTGGAACAGCCATTCCTTGCTCTCCCAGAAAATTTGATGCTAAGTTAAGAAGATTACCGACCCCCTGACCGCCTCCTGCGCCAGCTGCACCACCTGCGCCTCCAGCACCCTGAAGCATGTTCATCAAACCCTGGCCAAAGCCACCTGCACCGCCAGCTGCACCGCCAGCTGCACCGCCTGCTAGGCCAGCAATGTCCCCAACAGCCCCTGCGACACCGCCGCCACCTGGGGCAAAGTTAGAAGCCACGTCCAAGCCCTTACCAAGTCCTTGGAGGGCTGGGTTGTTTGTTTTCTGCAAAAGGTTTCCTGCAAGCTCAGCTCCAGCGCCAATGCCTGACCCTGGGGTGATAGCTGCCTTACCTACGCCCTGCAGGGCGCCGCTACCAAATCCTTTGCCTTGGGCGAGGTTAGAGCCAACCTTGAGAAGGGCTCCGCCCAAACCATAGCCTACTGTACCGCCAAGCCTCTGCTTGATGGTCCCTCCATAACCGTATAACTTTTTCTTTTTATGGTACATGTCGCAAATATACTAATTATGAAAGAGCTGCAAATATCTCAAGCTGCTGAGTGCCAGCAGAGCTTCGAGCCATGATCAAATCGATCGTCCCCTTTCCAGAAAAGTAGTTGTCTGCACCAATCGACGTGGAGGTAGACGCATCGTTTGCGTCGATCGCACCGTTAAACAAAGTATATGACTGCCCTGCAGCCAACTTCACAAAGTATTGATCTGTATCGGTGTCCTCAAAGCTGAGAGTAATGAAGTTAGAGTCGTTCGTCCCGAGGTTTGTCAACCTCAGGTACTTGACGTTGCTGGCAATAAGTTGCCCAGCCCCGTCAGCAGTCCCCATCTTCAACACCTCTGTGTCTGCTCCGTTGGGGACGTCAACAATTCTGCTGTAAACCTGATCAATAGACTCAATGCTCTTAGTGAACTCTCCACCCTTAGAGGCACCGTTCAAGAGCAGATCTTCTTTTACCGTTATTGTAAGTGTTGCCATTATCTAAACTTCTTTCTAATTCGGTCCCTCATTGATCTGAGGAATGGGGTGTATCCTCCCTTGGCGTTATTCACACCCTGCATCATACGCTCATCCAATAAGCGCTGTCTTCTGGCCGCCGTTTCTTCTGCCTCAGTAGGCTCAGAGTCTCTGAACTCCTGCATAGCCTCTCTCACGGCCTGTACTCTTTGGGCTTCTTGAAAACCCGCATTGTCCCTGGTGGGGCCATAGGGGCCCTTTTCCATCTCATACTTTCTCAAGTCAGCTTCCAGCTGCTCATCTACGAAGTCCTCCTCCTCCTCCTCTATATTAAGACCAAGTAAAGCAGCCTCCTCTGCAGCCTTCATTCTTCTCTTCTTTTCTCTTTCACTGGGATCAGGGGAGTCCATAGGCAAACTATCCATCAGCTCCTCCCGACGCATCGCCTCAGTTTCGAGTCGCGCCTCGGAAGCTTCTCGACCGACTTTCCTTGCCCTTCTTCTATCTAAGAACCCAGCGCCTCTCTCAGCTGTATCGTCTCCCCCTGACTTTCTGGCGTCCAAGAAATCACCGAGTGCGTCCATGCCCCTATCCAAAGCTCCAGTCTTAGATGCAACGGCTAGTGCAGCGGCCAACCCCGCGCCGCCCATACCAGCGGCTTGACGGTTTGCAAGGTTTACCTCTCTGTCTAGTTCTCTAAGTTCAGTACGCTCAGACGGGGTAAGGCTACCCTTCCTCATCTTTTTCATGAGCTGTCGGCGCATTTTTCTCCTAGCTTTTGCCATGCGGCAAATATAACACTATAAGATTACTTAAGGAAACCCATGTCCTTCGCGACACGCACGGCCATAGACTTAATATCTGACTCGTTCATGTTGGAAACCCTGCGTACTGGTATCTCAAGAACGCGACTGCCTGTAAATCGGTACTCGTTCTCTGGGAACATCACCTTTACGTTCCCGTGATTGTCGACACCCACCACAGGGTGATCGACATCACGCATAGATATCCTATTCGACTCTATAATGTTGAAGTCATTCCCACGATCTGGGGAGAACCGCCTGTATCCGTCCACGGATCCGACGCTTATCTTGACTAAGTGTGGCATAAGTACAGCTATCGCGTATTTAACAGTGAATATGAGAACCGTATCCGTGTGGATGCCCCCAAGCATCCCACTAACGAGTGCTTCATTCTCACGATCGCAAAGTTATAACAGAAAATTTCAAAAGTCAACCCTAAAGAATAGCTTCAAGTAGACCGCATAACGTGTTGAGACTGCAATAGTTAGCGGATTTGTGGCGAAATCCGCATGGATCGAAAAAAAATTGGGAGTAATGTATATGGTGGGGATTATATGTCTATATGTGAACGACATCGACCGACAGAAAACGAGTTTTCTGACCCCCCTCCCTTCGACAGACCCTTCGGGTCTGAGGTACCTTTTTGGCTAGGACCCTGTGACACAGCTCTTTAGAGCTGAATCCTTAAAGCAGAGCTTTAAGTAGCACCGACCCCGACGAAGTGACGCGTTGTCCTAGGCATAATGCGCTGACAATCACACCCTTCGCTGCCTTGGCTTGGAGTCTTACTCCAATACGACTGGCCATTGACCACCTCGATGCTATTGACAATCCTAATAGCTATGGCTATTAGCAATGGTAATGTCAACAGCAAAACTCTTTGGCGGAGCTGTGTGTCTGCGCCGTAGCCTGCGTAGCCAACTTGTTGGCTTCCTGCGACTACCGAAGTTTGGCTTCAACCATTACTCTACTTCGTAGAGGAATGAAGTGTTGGTGGAGTAGAGATGCAGTAGGAAGAGAGAGAGGAGTCTATGACTCTCTCTCCCTACTGCTATCTCCTAGAGCCTTGAGAGTCGGTTCTAGGTCAAACTTCAAATTCATCAACGATGAACAACTTCAATTTCAGCGATTGCCGTAAGGCAGTCAACCAAGCCGCCTTCCGTCCAACTGCAGAGCGTAAAGCTCTGGCCATCAAGCTTCTGCAAGAAGC